GTTCGCAATATCGCAATACCAGTACCAGCCGTCAAGCTGCACACTGGCTGTGGTGACCTTGAAGCTCAGCCCCATGACGTACTGGGTGCTGTCGCCGCCGGGCGGGACACCAGGAGTAAAGGAGGCGAGTCCGCGGTAGGTTCCCATCAGAAGCCCAGCCCGCTACCGAGATAGCACCATTTGGAAATGGAGGCGACGTACTCGAATCCGAGGATGTCCACCTTGCTAGCCGCGGTGCTAAGGGTCGGCGCCCCTGAGGCGCCGAAATCATAGGCAGTCCCGTAGGCAATGGTCCGGCTGCCGGTGGCGTCCTGGATCAGCCGCACCCGGATAACCTCGCCGTCCACCGGATTAGAAGGGTTGCCCAGGGTGGTAGTCGACGCGGTAAGCGTCAGGTTGAAAGCGTTGGCCAGGGAGGCGTCTACCAGCGTCGTACCCGCCCCGACGAATGTAAGCGTGACGACCTTAGGGGCCAGGTAGGCGGGCAGGGTTGCCCCGCCTGCAAGGTTGGTTGCGGTGGCCGCGTTGCCCGTGCAGCTCGCGGAGCTGCCCGACGTGTTCTGGTTAAGGGTCGGCACGTCCCCGGCCTGGATTGCGGCCAGGACTACATGGGTCCCGTTGCCCCGCAGTACCAGCCCGGAGGTAACCGCCCCGGCCACGGCGTCAAGCGCGGCCTGCTGGGTAACCTGCCCGGTGCCGCCGTTAGCTATGGCTACCGTGCCGGTGACGTTAGCCGCGGTCCCCGTGGTGGACTGGTTGAGGGTGGGAACATCCCCGGCCTGGATTGCGGCCAGGGTTACGTTACTCCCGTTACCCCTTAGCACCAGGCCGGAAGTTACTGCCCCGGCGAGGTTGTTGAGCGCGGTCTGCCGGGTGCCCACGTCGGACAGGTTGGAACTCTTGGCCAGCTTGTTGGTGTCCGCGTAAGTCTGGGCGTTGGCCTGGGCGGTTGCAGCCGCCCCGGAGGCGTCGTAGGCCAGGGCCGGGACATCCGCGGCCTGGATGGCTCCCAGGACTACATGGGTGCCGTTGCCCCTCAGGTACAGCCCGGATGTCACGGCGCCCGCCAGGGCGTCTATGGCGGCCTGCTGGGTGCCCTGGCCGGTGCCTCCCTGTGCGATCGGCAGGGCCGAGCTGAGATGAGTCGAGACGACGGTAGGCGTGCCGGTGGTGCCCCCGATGTCCCCGGCTGGCGGCGTGATGCCGCCGCCTCCAGAGGGCGGCTGCCATGTCGCATGGGTCGAGTCGGTTGCCGTTAGCACATTTCCCGCGGAAGCCGAACCGGACACGACCGGGTTAGCCGGGTAGCCGGAGCCGCCCGTCCCGGACGGCGCCCAGGATGAAGCCTCGCCGGTCCCGGTGGCAGTGGGGACATAGCCGGCCTGAGGGGTCCCGGACGGCAGGGGAAGATAGCCGACCAGGCCGGGAGCCGGGCTAAGCGGGATAAGGGCGCTTAGATCCTGGGTGGCCCCGTTAGCGAAATTGATCTGGACGGTTTCCTTGAGAAGCTCGCCCTGCCCCAGGACGCTGACGGTCAGGGTGTAAGCCCACCCGCTAGGAAGAATGGTGCCGTTGTCACACGCGATGATCCCGGCGAGGCTTCCCGTGCCGTTGACGAACTGGGCTGACCGCTGCACTTCCGGGATGACGACATGGTTCGCGGCGTCCGTCAGGACGGCGTTAGGGGTAAGGGAGAGGGTGGCCCTTATCCCGGCTTGCAGGAGGTCCGCAAGGTCCCAGGTGAGAGTTACCGTGTTAAGGGTCATCGAGTCCTCTTGGTCATCCCGTTGTGGCCTGTGCGCCGCTGGGCCTGGACGGACTGCTTAGAGACGGCTGCATGGATCTCCTTGCCGTCGATGTAAAGGTGAATGTGCTGCTCCCCGCCGACCCCGGCGCCATTCGCGTAGCCCATGGAGACGTGGTTGGGCAGGACCGTTTCCCCGCCGCGGAATTTGACCAGCTCGGGGCCGGCTTCGCCGACCCACGCCCATCCGGGAGAGGCGGAAGGGGTGCCCTTGGCGTGGCCGGGTGCCCTGACGCCCACAGGAACGCCGGTCGTGATCCCACTGACAGGAGTGCCCTGGGTTATGAGGTGGGTGATCACGTAGGCGTTGGCTGTCTTACCGTTAAGGCCGTTAAGGTTCTGGGTGACCTGGGCGATGAGGGCGGCTGCCTGCTTAGCGCTAAGGCCCAGCTTCTCCAGGTCGCCGAGCAGGCCCGAATAGTCGGCCGCCGCGGCAGCCCTGTTGCCGTCCATCAAGTCCTGGGCGTACTTCTGCATGGCAGCCCCGGCCCCGGATGCCTGCACCTGGGCGGCCTGGAGGGCGGACACGAGGGCCGAGCTGAGCACGTTGCCTAGCGTCTGGGCAACCGAGTTCATGTTGGCCATCTTCGCCGTGGCCGAGCTGATGATGCCGCCAAGCCCGCCGAAGCTGGCACCGCTGTTAGCGATAGCCGATTTGAGCTGGGCGAACGTCTGAATGGACGGGTCGACCTGCTGGACCAGGCCGAGTAGTTCCGTCTGGGCCGTCTTGGATGCGGTTGCCAGCGGGACGAAAGCGGAGGCCATGTCAAGCCCGGCCTGCTTGAACTTCGTGGCGCTAAGGGCGCCTTCGGCGCCCGCGGTGCGCATCCAGTCGAGCATCTTCTGCCCGTTAGAGATGGCGCCGTTGAAATTAAGCCAGGCGTTAGCCCCTGCCCCGCTGAAAGACTTAAGGTCGTTGGCGAACTGCTTAATGCCGATCGTGATCTTCCCGGCCTTGCCGAGCACGTTGGTCACGTTGTTGACGCCGCTGGACAGGCTGGTGAGCGACTGGCCGAGCCCGGCCAGCGCGCTAGTGCCGCCGGTCAGGTTGGACGTGAACTCGTCCCACGCCGAGTTAAGCTTGCCCACATTGGACGAGGCCAGCCCGGACTGGATGGCCAGGGCCGTCATGTCGGCGCCCACCTCGCCGCTGGACTGGCCCATCGCCTTGTAGCCCTGGACGAGGGAGGCAATCTGCATCCGGGCTATCTGGGCGGCCTGGCTGGAGCCCAGGATTCCCTTAGCCAGCTTCACGTTAGCCTGGTCGGCGAGGGCGAGGGCTCCGGTGAAAGTGGTCCCGTAGGTCTTGGCCAGGTAACCCGCCCCCGCGGCGACCTTGCCCATGTCGGCAGTCTGCTGCTGGATGGCGGCGTTGAATGACGCGATCTCCGGGTTGGCGGTCTGCGCCGCATTACCGAACCGCATCATTTCCTGCGCGGTCCCGTTAAGCGTCCTGGGCGCCTGGGCTAGCTTCTGGTTAAGCGTCCCGATGTTGTTAGCTATCTGCCCGATGACGTTCGAGTTGGACACTTTCATCAGCGAGTTCTGGAGGGCATCCCCGAACTGCCGGGCGGCATCCCTGGCGGTCAGCATCTTGTAAGCCAGGAAGCCGACCGCCGCGGCGGCGGCGATAATGCCTGCCGCCTGGAGGGTGCTCAGGCTGGCCACGAAGGTCTGCATCCCGTAGGACGCCTTGGTCAGGCCGTTGGCCAGCGCCGACTCCCCGAACGTCCCGGCAAGGCGGGCCATTCCTACAACAGCCATGGGGACGATCCCGATAAGGCCCTTGAGGACCGAGCCGAATCGGGCGAGGCTGAAAACGCCCCCTTCAAGGGCCACGGAACTAAGGCCCATCCTGCCCATCGTGGTGGCCACCAGGCCACCCCAGCGATTGAACTCCTCAAATCCCATTGCCGCGGTGATAAGCGGCCCGGCAATCCCGCTGAGGTGGCTTGCCAGGCTGGTTACCCCGACTGTTATTTTCAGCAGGAATTCAGCCAGGCCCGGCATTGCGCTGGCAAAGTTGACAAAAGTGTGGCCGACGTTGCCGAGCACCGCGCCGAGGCCCTGGAGGTCGCTGGTCATGTGAGCGAACAGGGAGCTGGTCTTGTTGCCCAGGGAACCGCCAGGCCCGAAGTCGAGGGCGACCTTAGCGGCGAACGTCTGGAACATCTGGGCCACCTGTGAGCCGGCCGTGGTCAGCTCGCCCATGTGCCCCTTGACGCCGATCAGGGCGCTTCCCAGCGCCCCGTACACGGCAGGCCGGGCGGCGTCCTGGGCCGTCTGGAGGGCATGGCCGAGACCGAGCACGTCGCCGATCGTCTGGTTGAACATCTGGCCGGTGGCGCTGGTGGCCGTGTTAAGGGCCTGGAAGTGGGCTGCCGCGCTCTGTGCCGCCGGGGCCATCACGGCAACCCCGGCGGCCAGGGCGACCAGGGCGGGGATGGTGACGGCCAGCAGTTCGGCACCGCCAGCGATGACCCAGTGCAAGGCTGTCGCCGTCAGGCGGAAGCCGCCGACGAACAGGGCGCCGGCCCGCTGGCCGGCGCCTCCTGCCGCGACCGCTTTCGCGCCCAGGACACCCAGGCCGTCCGCGTTAACCTTGACGGTCCCGTTAAGGTTTTTAAGCGATGCCGCGAGGGCGTCGACCTTAGCCTGAGCGGCGGCAAGACCTTCCGTGCCTATCTTGAAGTCGCCGCCAAGGCCCTTAAGCGCAGCCTTAGCCTTAGTGATGCCGCTAAGAAAGTCGCCCATGTCCATAGACAGGCGGGCCACTACTGGCGGGAGGTAATCGCTCACTTACCCGCCCTGCGCCTTAAGCCAGTGGTCATAGTAGATGCGCTCAGCCGCGCCGCCTTCGGCGACTTCCTTAACGGCTGGCTTAAGGTAAGGCTGGGACGGCATCATGTTGGCCGCGGCGTGATTAGACCAGACCCCGGTAGGCCACCACATGTAGCCGCTCGGATTGTGAGCCTCGCGCATTCCGCCCAGCTCGACAGCCCGGCCGTAAGGCCCGTTACTTGAACGGGCCGCCCCGGTCGGCCCTACAAGGGCATCGTCCCCGTCCCGGCTGGCATCAATGGCCGCCATGAGGGCGCCGGTACGCTTAGGCACAAAGGTCCGGGCAAGGGCCTGGATTTCCACGGCAACGTCCATGTTGGCCGCCACGCCCTCGCGGTGTGCCGCGGCCAGCCATGCGTCCAGGCCGCCCTGAAAGGCGCTGTCGTCTATGGTGACATGAATTTCTACGGGAATCCCCTGCTCTGCTTAGCCTTGCGCTCCTGCGCTTCGGCGGCCTTTTTTTCCTTGTAGGCCCGTTCCGCGTCTATCGCGTGCATGATGGGAACCAGCCAGTCGTCCTGTTCGACGGTGAGCTGGTCGACCTGCTGCGGTGTCCAGCCGAATTTCTCCGCGTAAGTGACGTAAGCCACCATTTCCCAGGGGATCTTTTCTTTGTCACAGGGAAGCCCCGTCAGGTGCCTTTTCAGCTCCCGGAGGCGGGCGTAGGGACCTCGTTATCCTTAGCGGGGGCGTTCTGGCCGAGAATGGCCCTGATGTACGGCTGGATGACCTGCCGCAGGGCGTCGTCCTGCTCGAGGCTCAGCCGGTCCAGGGCGCCCGGGTCGACGGCCGGGGTGGGGAAGGGGAGTGACCAGTCGGTGATAACCCGGCCGAGCAGGGCATCCGCCATGTCGTCGTCCATGCTGGCGTGGACGACGGGGCCGTTCTCTCCCTGCTCAAACACGATGGCGGCGTTGACCGCCCTGCGGTCAGCGCGGGTTAGCTGCTCGACGGGGGTTATCTCGGCCCAGTCGTTAGGCCCGATTACAACGCGCATTACGATGATCCCTTCGTTAGCGCTGTTAGGACGTGCGGATTATCCGCTTAGTAAGAAGTGATGGCGTTCTGGATGACGATGCTGATCGGCGACTGGCCGCCGGAGCCCCCGGCGTTGGTCGCGTTGGACAGCGACATGAAATCGGTCTGGTACTCGATGACCGTGTTGTTGACGAACTTCACCGTCTGGAGCGCGTTGACCTGCATGTTGAACGTGATGGCCAGCAGGTTGGCCCCGGCCAGGCCGTTGGTGGCCTTGAGCTGGAGCTGCGGCTGGGTGCCGGCCAGGTACAGGGACATCGGGGTGGCGTTCTGGGCAACCTCGGTGTACTTCCCGGTCACCTTGATGCTGTTACGCCCGATCGCGTAGGGGAGCTGCTGGCCGGCCGCCGTGAAGTACGGCTTAACCTCCCGCGTGATGTCCAGGCTTAGCGCGCTAAGGTCGTTGACCAGCGTCCCGCCGGTAGCGGGACCCTGGATGCCGACCGCGAACTGCCAGTTGGCGTAGACGGGGACGGTGGAGAAAGCGTTGGTGACCGGGCTGGCCGCGGCCTGCTGGGTGTAACTGCACCCCTTCGTCTCATGGGTGAACAGCTTTTCCGGGTCCATGTTCAGCGCGCACGACTCGGCGCACCAGTAGGCGTACTGGGCGGCCTTGTTAGACCCGGTAAGCCCGTTGTAGTGGGTGAGGGTGTGGGTGACCGGCTGGCCGTTGTTGCCCGCGTTAAGCAGGCTGAATGTGTGGGTGAACGGGGCCGCGACGACAGCCGCGGCCGGGGTGCCCGACTGGGCGAACCTGAGCGGGTTGCCGGCCCAGGTGGCAACCGACCCGGCCAGGCCGGTGAGCTGGACAACCTGGGCGGTTGCGCCGGAGCCGATCTGGACGATGGAAGCCGCCGTGTATCCGGTCGGGCTGGTCAGGGTGCCGCTCGTGGCGCCAGCCGCGAGGGCGCCCGTGAACGTGGTTGCACTGGCCGGAGTGCTGCCCGTGGACGAGTAGTCGCCCAGCAGGTTGAACAGGACATGCCCGATGGTGTCCAGGTAGACCGGCCCGCCGAAGGCAACATCGGCCTGCTCCGTGCCAGGGGTGGCAGAGAACGCCGTGGCCATGATGCCGCGGATGGTGTTGTCATACAGCAGGTTGAGCTTGTCGTCCGGCTCAATCTTCTCGACCGGCAGCGTGGCCGTGGGGGCGGCGATGGTGCCGACCGTGGTTTCCCGGCCCAGCCCCAGCCATTCAAGGGCTACCGGGTTAACGGTGCCGACTACAGTTGGCATCTAGGAGACTTCCTTAGGCTCGGACGGGCGGGGCGGTGAACCCCGGGAACATGAAAGGCTGCGCCGGAGGCGCGGCCGGGAACGGGTTAGGAACGGCTACCGGGGCGGGCTCAGCCGGCGCTACAGGCGCCGGAGCCGGCTCGGGGACTACCGGGACGGGAACAGGCTCAGGTTCCGGCTGGACGGGCTCAGGGGCCGGCTCAGGGGCAGCCGGGGGCGTGAACTCCGCGGGCGGTCCCACCGGGACCCAGGCGCCGTCATCAGGCGGCCCGGCCTCGAACTCGAACACGTCGCCAGGGCTGGCCATGAGGCTCTTGCCTTCGGCGTCCTGCACAGCCGGGTAGAACTTCGTGTACCCGTATGTGAATCGGTAACTCTGCAAGGTCGCTCCCTGGTGTTTCAGTGATTACTGCGGTGGGCCGGTTAAGGCTTTAGTGGCGGGGGCGGGATTTGAACCCGCGAGCTGAGCGTTATGAGCGCCCCGTGATACCGAACTTCACTACCCCGCTACGCGAGAGTTATGGTCGTCTGCACTTCCGCATC